TCCGATCGGCCTTGGGGTGTCGGCCGGGAGGGGTGCGGCCGGGGCGGCTGGCGGGTGGCCAATGACCGGTGTGACGCGGATGACCGGTGGGGCGGCCGGGGGCGAGAGGGGCGAGGCCGCGGCCGGAGCTGAAGGTGGGATCGAGGGTGGTGGGGTGGCTGGGGCGCTCGGGGGGACACGGGAGGCGACGGCGGGTGATGCCGGCGGGGTCACGCGCGGCGGGGCTGCGATGGTGGCCGGTCCCTGGGGGGGCGGCGCCGGTGTCGGCCGCTCGGATGGTGAGAGGGGGTGTCTGGGGCCCGCCTCGGGTCGGGGGAGGCTGACGGCGCGCGCTGCGGGCGTCGGCGCGGCGGGCGCGGGTGGCGGTGGCTGGGGCGGTGATGCGGCGGTGGCGGGGGCCTCGGCGCGCGCGTCGGATCGGCGCGGCGATGGGCAGGCGGCTGCCTGCGGTGCGGCGGCGTCAGCCGGCACCGGTTCGGCCGCTTCCGTCGGGGCGGGCCGGGACAGGCGGGCGAGGTCGCCGGCCGCGGCGGCGGTGGCGGTGGCGGCGATCTCGGTGAGGTGCTGCAGACTGGATGCGGTGCTGGCGATCTGGGAGTCCAGCGCCGCGAGCTGCTGGCTGATGGCGGTGACGCCGGCGCTGATGCCGTTGTCCAGCGCCAGGCGGATGCCGATGACGTAGGCATCGTCCATCATGTGCTCCTGAGGGCTGTGGCCAGGCGTTCGGCGATGGCGTGGGTGACGGCCGCGCCTTCGGCCGCGGCGAGCGGGCCGAAGGTGGGGCGTGGCGGGATGGTGGCGGTGCCGTGCTCCTGATGGAGCGCGACCTCGGAGCGACTGCCGATCATGGCCTCGGGGCCGTCGGCTTCGGCGGAGACGCTGTCGCGCAGCGTGCCGGTGAGGCGCCAGGGATGGTCGTGCGGGCCGCCGGGCACGACGGACAGGGCATCCTGCGCCAGATCGGCGAGGCGCTGCGCCTGCTCGGCCAGGACGGTGTGGGCGAGATGGTCGAGATCGAGCGTCTGCAGGTGCATGACGAGGTCGGAAAGGGTCACTTGCGGTCCTTCCAGGTCATCGAGGGGAAGTCGAATTCGCCGCCGTCGAGCTGGCCGAGGGCGATGACCCAGGCGAGGCGGTCTTCCGGGGCGAGGGAGAAGGCGACGTCGAACGGCACCCCGTTCCGGCACAGGTAGAGACTGTCGACCAGATCGGGGTGCCGGCTCAGTTTCCCGCGTGGGCTGCCATGTCGAGCGGTTCGGGCGGGGTGAGCGCGCGGGCGATGGCGTTGATGCCGTCATCGCCGAGGCGCGCGACGAGGGCTTCGATCTGCGCCTCGTTCGCCGGGGGTGGCACGGGGATGTCGTCGATGGCGGTGACCGAGCAGGCCAGGGTCGCCATGCCGAGCCAGAGGTGGTTCTGCGCGAGCGCCGGGCCGGCCGCCTTGAACAGCCGCAGCTTGTCGAGCGCGGTGAGGCGGCGCAGCGACAGGTGGCGTCCCTGGGCGTCGGTCGCTGTGGGGGCGGCTTCGGCGGCGGCGATCAGGCGGGCGGCGGGGGTCATCAGACGCGCACGCGGCTGGTGGCGAAGAAGTCGAGCTTCTGCTTGACGCTCTGGTCGCCGCGCCAGCTGCCGGCCTGGGAGAGTTTGAAGACGACGCCGCTGTATTGGTAGGTGCTGGTGCTGCCGTCCACCTCCTGCACGTATTGGTAGAGCGTGCCGGTGGGGACGGCGGTGCCGGCGAGGTAGGCGGCCTCGGTCTGGGCGATGAAGTCATCGACGCTGGAGCTTCCGCGCTCGAGCTCGAAGCTGCCCTCCCAGCCTTTCGGCAGTTCGGCGCCGAGCTGGGTGCCGTCGATGCGGTCGATGCGGACGGGGGTGGTGAGCTGGTGGCTGTCGAAGCCGGTGGTGTGGGTGAGGTCGATGCGGCCGAACGGGCCCATGACCACGAGCTGACAGTCACGGCCGACGGAGAAGGCGCTGCTCGTCATTGAGGGATCTCCTTATGCGCTCAGCGCGCCGGGGGCGCCGGGCAGGGTCTGGCGCTGCACCTGGACGGTCTGGCCGCCCTCGATGTTGACGATGAATTTCTCGTTGATCGCCTGGTAGAGGATCTGCGCGTCGGACTGCACGTAGCCGAGGCCGGTGCGGCTGGCGGGGTTGTTGGACGTGTCGCAGATGACGCTGAACGGCAGCGCGCCATCGGTGCTGCCGAGCAGGCCCTGGCCGAGCATGGCCTGCAGGAAGCTGAGCTGGGTGGCGCGGATGCGGCGGAACAGCGCGGCGTTGATCACCTGGCCGACATACTGGCCCATGCCGGCGGCGAGGGTGGCGCCGATATAGTTGGTCAGGCGGGTGTAGTTGTCGCCGTTGGTGGCCGCATTGGAGCTGCTGTTGTGGCCGCCGCGCACGCCCCAGAAGGCGCCGCCGGGCTGCGGGTTGGCGATGACGTCGACCCCCGCGCCGAGCAGGGCCGCGAGCTCGGCCGAGGCGTAGCCGGAGCTTTGGCCGGAGCCGGGGGTGCCGGATTTCTGGGTGCCGACGACACCGTAGAGCGGCTTGTTGAGGCTGGACTGCTCGGGGGAGAGATTGGCGAGGCGGCCGGCTGCGAAGCCCTGCGGGCTGACCAGGCGGAGCACGCCGTTGACCTGGTCGTTCCACCAGATCCAGTCGCCGAACATCAGCTTGGCGGCGTAGCTGTCGAGGCCCACCGCCTGCTTGACCGCCACCACGTCGGCGATGGTGTCGCCGGAGGGTGAGACGAGGATCATGTAGAGGCCTTCGGACAGGCCGAAGCCGGCCTGCGTGGTCCATTGCGTCGCGTCGTCGGCGTCGGCGAGCAGGCCGATCGAGCAGCCCTGGCCGCGCAGGGCATACATGCCCTTGCGGGGGATGACGTCGACGCCGACCAGGGTGGCGGTGGTGGCACCGGCGGCGCCGTCGGTGCCGGGGGTGCCGATGACGAAGCTGGCGGTCTGGGCGGAGGGGGCGACGGAGGTGCCGCCGGCGGAGGCTGCGACCAGCTGGCTGGGCCCGCGCTGGACGCCGGTGCCGGTGTTCACCGCGGCGGCCAGGTTGGCCCAGAACTGCGTGCCGGTGCCGGCGATGTTGTCGAACACCTCAGGTTGCAGGCCGGGCAGCGACACCGTCAGCCGCCAGGTGCTGGCCTTGCTGCCGGGGGCCAGGCTGACGACGATCTGGTTGCCGAGGCTGCCGGTGTAGAGCCCGACCAGGAGGAAGCTGGTGCCGGGCAGGATCATGCTGGCGGCCGTGTCGGTGCCGTCGGTGGCGCGGACGCAGCGGAAATTGGCCGCCCCCTGCTGGACGGCGGTGGCGACGGCCGTGCCCATGTCGTGTTTGCGCGCGATCACCGGGCCGAATGTGACGGCGTAGTCGGCCATGGTGGCGGTGATGACCGGCTGGCCGACCGGGCCCCAGCTGGCGGTGCCGACGACGCCCAGGACATCGGTGGGCACGCCGTTGAGCACCAGATTCTGTGGCGGGACGATCTGGACATAGAGATCGGGCACCACCAGGGCGGTGGTGTTGATGTTGCCTTGCTGGACGATCGGCATCGATCAGAGCTCCTTGGCGGCGGATGCGGCCGGCTGGGCGGTGGGGAGGGTGACGCGCACGACGCGGCCCGCGTTCCCGCCGGCGAGGATCGTCTGGATCTGTGCCGGGTCGGTGATGCAGTCGCCCTTCGCGTGCGGGCCGAAGGCCTGCACGACGACGAGTTGGATGTTCATGGGGAGATCCTTCAGCCGAGGAGGGAATGGGTGACGGGACCGCCGTTGGGCGCGATGGCGGTGGCGCCGACGATGAGGGCGGGCAGGGTTGCGGCGGCGGTGGTGGCGTATTCGACGTCGAAGATCAGATCGCGGCGGAACAGGTTGGCGTTCTGGCTCTGGTCGAAGGTGACGCTGCGGGCGAGGCGCAGCCTGGCTGCGGTGCTGTCGGGCAGGGTGATGAAGCTGACCTGGCTCAGCGCGGTGTCGAGCAGGGTGGCGAGGCTGTCGCGGGTGGCGGGGTCGGGGCACCAGCAGGCGATGCGGAAGCCCTGGAGCTGGCGGCGGGTTTCGACGAGCGCGGTCTGGTCGGCGACGACGCGGCCGATGATCTCGCCGGCGCCGGGGACGGTGATCGTGGCGCCGGCGACGAGGGCGATGCGGACGCTGCGGATGTAGGAGGCGAGGATGGCTGCGACCCGCTCCGGGGTGTCGCCGGCGGCGGTGCGGTGGACGAAGGCGGCGCTGTCGACGATCAGGCCTGCGACCTGCCCTGGGGCTGCGGTGCCGCCGATGGTGGCGGCCTGGCCGGACACGGCGATGGTCAGCGACGGGGTGACCGGGGCGAGGCTCGCTGGCGGATCGATGTGGCGTGTGGTGACACGGAACGCGCCGGGGTCGGACATGACGGTGACCGTCAGCCGGCCGGCGGCGAGGTCGGTGTCGAGATTGGCGGCGTTGGGCCAGCCACGATAGATGTGGCAGACGCTGCCGAGCACCGATGCGGCGGCGGTTCCGGCGGGATAGAGGATGGCGGTGACGCGGCTGGCGAGGGTTGCCTCGACATCGGATTGATCGGCCATGGGGCGCCTCTCAGGTGTTGGCCTGCTGGGCCTGCAGGCGCCAGCCGAGATCGGTCAGCTCGGCGGTGGCGATGACGGCGATGCGGCCGAGATCGTCGGTGAGACGGTCGCCGATGCGCAGGACGACGTTGAGGCTCACCGGCAGCAGCACCTGCCAGGTGCCGGCGGGGACGTCGGCCGCGATACCGGACTGGCCGGTGCCCTGCCCTCCCCCGGCCACGATCGCCGCCGGCCAGGCCTTGGCGAGCACGGCCTCGGTGGCGGTGACGGTGGCGCCGTAGGCGTTCAGGCCGGGCGTGCTGGCGGCGGCGGCGCGGGAGATATCGAGCCGGCGGGATGCGCGCACGCAGAGCACCGGCAGCAGCGGCTGCTGGGCGGCGATGAAGTGGATCTCTCCGGTCTCGACGCTGTGCAGGATGTCTCCGGGCCGGGTGTAGGCGGCGTCGAACACGCCTTCCCACAGGTTGTCGCCGAAGACGACGGGCCGGGTGTGGCGGCCGCCGATGGGCAGGAAGGTGGCATGGAGCTTGAGGATCCGGTTGGCGGGGCTCAGCGGCGCGCGCGGGTTGTCGGGGCGCAGCAGATCGACCGGCGCGCCGATGTGGCGGGCGGCGCGGCCGGCGGCGCGGTAGAGGCGGTCCTGCAGGGTGCGGCTGTTCATCACACCACCAGCCGGATGCCGCCCTCGCCGAGGCCCGGGCCGGGCGGGAGGCCGAGGAAGCCGCAGAGACGGCGGCGCCAGTCGTCGAACAGGCGGGTGCGTTCGGTGACCTCGCGGGCGTTGCGGGTCCAGGCGGCGGCGGTGTCGGTGTCCAGCGTGGCGGAGGCTTCGGTGATCGCCGCTTCCAGTGTGGCCAGGGTGGCAAGGTAGGTGCGGGCGACGGACTCCTCCGCGGGGGAGAGGCGCTGCAGGCGGTATTCGAGGAGGCCGTAGGCCTGGTAGAAGCGCCAGTTGCTGAAGCCGCCGTTGCCGAGGCCGTAGGCGGGGTAGCCCATGTGGCGCCGCAGATCCGTCCGCTCGCTGTCGGTGAACGCCATGGTTGGGTCCTCAGACGAAATTTAAGAAAGGAAGGACTTCTTTTCTGAAGAAAAGAAGCAAAAGACTTTTATTCGTTTGGACCCGGCCTGATCGGAAAGGCCGGGCCCTGCGGATGAAAGTTTTTTGGTTCTTTCTTTCAGAAAAGAACCGCTTTCTTGCTTACCCGATATGCTCGCACATGACCGCCCGCTTGAATGCGGCGTTGGTGGCGGTGGGGATGGTGCTCGGGCTCGTGGTCGTGTCGGACGGGGCGCAGAAGCCGCCGATCCAGTACCAGCTCTGGGCGATGATCTGCTGCAGACGGTCGATCGGCTCGCGGGTGACCATGGCGATGCCGTCGACGATGGAGATCAGGCTGTCGTCCGGCGCCACGTCGGCGTGGGCCATGCCGGCGAAGTCGCCTTCGATGAGGGCGCCCTGGCCGACGACGATCGGGCGGCGGATGAGGGCGCCGGGGATCGTCGGGTGGGCCTGGACGTAGGCTTCGGTGGTGGGGATGAAGCGCAGGCCCAGGAAGTCGTTGATCATGCCCTTCTTGAACACCTGGTTGGCTGAGGTGGCGCCCTGGAACAGCTGGCGGAAGGCGGTGTCGGAGAACAGCTGGCGGGCGCTCACCGGATCGAGGTAGCAGTTGTAGACGCCGTCGATCTCGGGGACGGCGTTGAGGCGAAGCTGGGCCACGGCGTTCAGCAGGGTGGCCATGTCCAGCACGTCCGCCGTCTGCAGCTGCGACGTGTTGGCGCGGCTGTTGGGGCGCATGATGGAGCTGGCGGTGGACGCGGTGACGGTGTTGCCGGAGGTGGCGTCGGCGACCAGGACCGAGGCGCTGAAGGTGAGCACGCCGGAGATACCGTTGGGCGCGGTGCTGACATTGACGGCATCGGCGGTGGCGCCGACCAGGGTGTAGAGGTTGCTGCCGACCGTCACCGTCATCGAGGTGCTGGCGCCCACCGTGGTCTGTACGCCGTTGACGAACACCATCTGGAAGCCGCGGATGTCATCGACGGCGACGTTCGGCCCGGCTGAGGCGAGCGTGGTGCGGACGCGGGTGTTGCCGCCGAAATACGGGTTGAACAGCGCGTTGCGGGCCAGCTCGTCGAGGCTGCGGGCGGCCTGCTCGCCGTTGATGGCGGCGTTGAGCAGGAACTGCGAGGCGATGCCGACGCGCGAGGTGACGATGTTGAGATCGGTGGTGGCGGCGTAGTGGTTCAGCGTGATGGTGAACTGCTCGACGCCGTAGCTGCCGGGGGTGAGGCCGTTGTCGAGATTGGTGTTGGTGGCGGGCGCGGTGGGCGTGGTGACCGAGGGCTTGAGGCCGGCGCGGGTTTTGGTGAGGGTTTCACCGATGCCGACGGCGAATTCCTGGCGGTCGGCGCACATGCGGTAGCCGAGGCGGGATTCGAGCGAGGCCTGGAATTCGCGCTCCAGGAAGCCCTGCTGGATGATCGGCTGCAGGGCGGCGGGAAAGTTCTGGATACCCATGATGCTGGTCCTTGAGGAGGCGGCCGTGCTCGCCCGCGGACGCGGGGCGAGGGCCACAGATGAAGGAGGGGGGCTTCGGTTCCGGGGTCAGCCGGGCGGTTTTCAGCGGCGGCGGAGTAGGTCGGCTCGGGCGGCGCGCCACTCGGCGTGGCTCATTTCGGTTGCGCGTTTGGCCGGCTGCGGGCGGTTGGGCGGCGGGGCGGCGGGGCTTGAGGAGCTCGCGGACTGGAACAGCCAGGGTTTGGCGCGGCGCAGGTCGGCCATCAGCTTCGCGCCGCCTTCCAGCTCGCCGGTTTCGGTGAGCTTCAGGGCCGTGGTGTCGAGCAGCCTGAGGCCGTCGAGATCGACCATGCCGGCGCGGGTCGCGTGGGAGCGGAGCTCGGCGTGGAGGATGCGCTGGGTGGTGGCGGCTTCGATCTCGGCGAGGCGGCGTTCGAGTTCGGCGACCTTCGGATCGTCGTCCGGCTGTTGGACTTCGTCGGTCATGCTTGCTCCGTTCTGATGCGGGCGCGCTCGAGCGCGATGTCGGTGACGTTGTAGACGTCGGCGACACTGCGCAGGGCTGTCTCGGGCGAGAGCAGGTGCGCGGCGGTGAGGGTGGCGAGGGTGTTGGCATCCGCCGCACGGTCCTCGGCCGTGGGGGCGAACCAGCGGGGCCAGACGAGGCTGAGGCGGGTGCCGGGATCGATCGGTTCGATCGGCGCGCCGAGCACGGTCAGGCGGTAGGTGTTGCTGGCCTGCAGGATCATGCGGGCGAGTTCGAGCAGGCCGGCGCCGTAGCTGATGCGCAGATTGTCGGCGAGCAGGAGCAGGCCCTGGTGCATCATCTCGAGGGCGCGGCCGGATTGCGGGGCGCTGAGGCGATCGGCGCTGGCGCGGTTGCCGTGGATGCTTTCCAGCGCCATCTCGCGCAGCGCCCGGACATAGTCGATGACCGCGCCGGCGGCGGTGCCGTTGATCTCGAGCAGGCGGGCGTCGCCGTGCTCGCTGACGACGAGGGCGTTGCCGCCGCCGCGCACCAGATCGCGGCTGTCGGCGGCGGGTTCGCGGATCAGCAGGGTGGGATCGGAGCTGTATTTGAGGCCGCGGCCGGCCTGGCTCAGCTGGTAGTCGATCTCGATGCTGGTCTCCAGGGCGGCGCGGAAGGTGCAGGCGCCGTCGATGCCGTCCGGGCCGTCAGGGCCGCCGGGGAGGTTGCGGATCCAGACGATGGGGACGAAGCCGAGGCCGTGGCGCGTGGTGCGGCGCTCGTCGATCACGGGCGGGGCGTCGCTGGTGACGGGCCAGGGGTTGAACCAGGTTTCCTGGTCGGTGTCCCAGCTGCGCATGAACCAGTGCAGGGTGTCGGGGGCGCCGATGTCGTAGCCCATGGCGGCCAACGTGCCGCCGGGGACCTTGTAGCGTTCGGTGACGCTGGCCAGACGGTCTGGCTCTTCCGGGTCCCAGACCGGGACGAGCGACAGCGTTTCCAGCACCTTGAGGAAGATGCGGCCCTTGAGGACGCGCAGCAGGATGGCGACGGAGCCGATGGAGCCGCGCAGGGCGGCCTCCTGCATGACGGCGTTGAGTTTCGTCTCGGTGGCGATATCGGCGAGGATGGCGCGGAGCTGTGGGTTCTCCGTCTCGATGGTGGGGAAGTGGCCGTCGCCGAAGACGAGGGAGATGCTGTCGTCGACGACGGTTTTGGCCAGCGGGTAGCGGACCGAGGGGCGGCGCTGGCGGAGCGGGATGTAGTCACCGGCGCCGGTGCGTTCATCGGCGAAGGCGTAGGGCAGCGCGTCGTAGAGGGTGCCGTCGAGCGCGCGTTTGAGGATGTTCAGCCGGGCGACGCGGGGCGGGTCGTCGGGGTCTGGCGGGATGAGGGCGGCGATGGCTTCGAACATGCGATCCTGCCTGTGTGCGTCTAGCGTTCGAAGAACGGAACGTTGAGACGGCGGGGTTGCTTGGTGGTTTCGCCGAGGAGCGCCATGCCGCGGCTGAGCGCGTCGACCTGGTCGTCCTTGCGGCCGTTGGGGAAGTCGCGGAGTTCGTCGATGAAGGCGCGGTTCCAGAGCGCGCGGTGCAGGACGAGCAGCCCGGCTTCGACCTGGGCGGCGGCCGGGGTGGCGCGGGTGAGCTTGGCGCCGGTTTCGGGCGAGGCGCGGACGCGGTAGCCGGCGAGGCGCTGGATGAGCCAGGCGACCTGCTGCTTGCCGGCCTGGCCGGGATCCTGCGGCAGGCCGATGAGCACGGCGGCGCCGTCCTGGCCGGCGGTGGTGACGATGGCGTCGGCCACCTCGGCGGGGCCGGCGCGGAGGCGGACGATGTCGGTGACCCTGACCTGGCCGGTGGGCAGGCGGGCGAGCTTGATGCCGACCGTCCAGTCGGGGTCGCGGCCTTCGCCGGGGAGGGTGGCTGCGAGGTCCCAGGCGCGGACCTCGCGGGTGCCGGTTGGCAGGGCTTCGGGTTCGATCACCGGGATGCGGGCGGTGAGGAACAGGGCGTTGCTGTCGGGGCCGGGGTTCTGCTGGTAGAGCGCCTGCCAGACCCGGCTGCCGACGGACTGGCGCTTGCGGGCGAGGGCGGCCTCGTCCTCCCATTCGGGCCAGAGGGCTTCGCCGGGGGCGCGGCCCATGGGGTCGGCGGCCTCGGCCAGGGCGGGGAGCTTGAGCAGGTGCCAGCTCGGATCGGCGTGGATGAGGCGGCCGCCGAGGTCGTCCTCGTGCCAGCGTGTCATGATGAGGACGATGCGGCCGCGCGGCTTGAGGCGGGTGGCGAGATCGGAGCGGTACCAGTTCCACAGCGCGTCTCGGGCGCCGGGGCTGTCGGCCTCGGTGTGGGACTTGATCGGGTCGTCGATCAGGACGAGGTCGGCGCGGCGGCCGGTGATGGGGCCGCGGACGCCGGAGGCGAAGTAGTCGCCGCGGTTGGTGGTGCGCCAGCGGGCGGTGGCGCGGTCGGTTCGGGCGAGGCCGTAGCCGAGGGTTTCGCTGTGATCGGCGATGACGGTGCGGACCTGGCGGGCGAAGTGCTCGGCGAGGTCGGCGGTGTGGCAGGCGGTGATGATGGAGCTTGCGGGGTGGCGGGCGAACCACCAGGCCGGGAACAGGACGGAGGCGTAGGTGGATTTGGCGTGGCCCGGCGGCAGGAGCAGCATCAGGCGGTCGGTTTCGCCTTCGGCGAGGCGTTCGAGCTCGGCGAGGATGAGGCGGTGGACCCGGGCCGGCGTTTGGCCGATGGGTTCGAGAGCCTGTTCGGCCCAGGCGATCAGCGACAGCGGTGGCGCTGCCGGCAGGGCTTCCTGCGACAAGAATACGGTCTCCCTGGTGCGAGGGCGGACGGGGTGGATCGCCTGGTGGGGATGACCGGGGGCTGCGGCGGTGTGGCTGGGGCGGCCGGGGGGCCTTGCCTACGGCTTGCCGATCATGGGGAGAACCCTATCAGAAACTGGGGCGGTTGGGAAGGAAAAAATTCCATGCTGGGTGTTTTTTCCTTTTTGAGAGGATGACAGGTGCAGCCTGTTGGGAATGTGAAATATGGCGTGATCATGGCAAGCAGGTGCGAAGGGCCGGCGTTGGTATGACGATCGTCAAGGAAAACAGAAGCTTGTGAGACAGTATTCTATTCGTTTGGCTGGATGCGGACTGTTCTTGGACGTTGTTGATGGACCATCGGGCTGGTCGGCGCTGTGTTTGGGGGGTTGATCTCAATCGCGTGTGTTGGCTGTATGGACACAGAAGCTAACGCTTGCTGAGGCTTGGACCTGCTGCGGTGGGTTCGAGGCACGCGGGGATTGTTGTTCTTGTGGACGATCGAGATCGTCCCGCGGGGATGCCTGTGTGTGGAACGTCAGGGTGGCACCGCCCGCCGCTTGGGTGGCTGCTCACCGTTTGTGAATGGAGCTTGAATGATCGCACGTGCCAGAAGGGCATTCCCCGGCATGGTGGTGTCTCTGATGTTGGCGGCGCCGCTGATGGCCCATCCCGCCGAGGCGCAGGTGCGCGCCGAGCCGGCACGGGCTGGGAAGCATGTTGCGGTGCACGCGAAACCTCAGGCGATCCGCAAGGCCGTGAGGTCTGGCCCGAAGAGCACGGCGCCGCGGAGCGTGGCGGTGGAGTCTGGCGCGGCGCATCACGCTGTGGAGCATCATGGCCGGGCCAGCGTTGCCGCGGCCGGCCATGCGCATCATGCGGTGACGCGGGCACGGATTGTGCCGGCGAGTTCGCTGGGCGTGACCCGGCCGATCCATCGGACCGCCAGCCACACGCCGGTGCTGATCGATGACGGGACGATGTGGCGGGAGAGCGGCAGCCTGGCCACGTGGCAGCAGACCGGGGTGGCGTCGTGGTATGGCGGGCGACGCTGGGAAGGCCATCGGACGACGTCTGGCGCGCGCTATCACCAGGGTGAGCTGACGGCCGCCCATGCCACGCTGCCGCTGGGCACGCGGGTGCGCGTGACGCTGCATGACAACAGCGGGCGCTCGGTGGTGGTGGTGATCAATGACCGGCCGGGGACTCGGACGAGGATCATCGATCTTTCGCGGGAGGCGGCGGCCAAGCTGGGCATTCTCGACCGCGGCGTGGCGATGGTGACGTTGACGCCGCTGTAGCGGGCGGCGCGTTCGGTTCGAGACACACGAAAACGCCAGCAGGGCCCATGGCCTTGCTGGCGTTCTGGCTTTGTGGCGACGGCGTCAGCCGCCGGTGAGGGCCACCACGACAAGGGCGGCCATGGCGGCGATCGCGACGGCGGCGCTGAGGCGATAGGCGGCTTCGAACATCGTGTTCATGGTGGCATCTCCCACTGCGGATTGGTGCAGCGGGCAGTGCAGCGGGCGTGCCAGCGCGAACTGCTTGATTTGCTTTATCTTTGAGGCTTTGCACGGCCGCCGCTTGCAGAATGCGAGGCGTCACGCGAGTCTTTTGGCGAGTCCGTGCAGGTTGATGGCCGTGACCAGGAGATCGATGCCCTGGGCGTGCCAGCGCTGCACGGCCTTGTGGTCGGCGCCGAGCAGGACGCCGAGGCGGCGCCAGGGAAACAGATGCCGTTCCGTGATGGGGCTGACCAGGGCGCGGCTGCCGACGATGCGGCGCAGGACGTAGCGGTCGGTGGGGATGGTGGGAATCCAGTCGAGCGCTTCGTCCATGCGGGCGATGTGGGACCGCGAGGGGACGGCCGGGCGGAGCCGGGCATCGACCTTGGACCAGCCATAGGCCTCGGCGGCCGACTGCACGATATCGTGGCGGCTGGTGCGCAGGCGGGTTGAGAAGCCGGAATGCGGCAGCGCCAGAAGCGTGCGGCCGGCCTCTTCGAGGCGGTAGATGACATATTCCGCATCGACCGGCGCCTGTGACGGCGGGTGGGCGGTGTGGGGTGCGGGCTGGGTGGCGGGCCGGGCGGGGTGGACGATCATGCAGGGGGCCTTTCTGACGTGCGGGGGCTGGGCGCGGCGGCGGGCGGGCGGCTTCCGGTGGACCGCGCGTGGCGCAGATGCGTGGCGATGGCGTCGGCCAGCAGCGCGTCCACCTCGCCGGGCGACAGCGCGGCGCCGGCGGCCCGCAGGGCCGTGGTGCGGAGCTGGGTGCGTGTGCAGGGTGCGCGCAGCGCGCTGGCCAGGACCGCGCGGACGGCCTGGGCGGCCTGGCCGCGGGCGGTGCAGCGGGGCTGGCCGGTGCCGGGTTCGTTGGGGCGGGGGAGCCTGGCGGTTCGCCCGGACTGGGACGTGGCGGCGGCGCCGCTGGCGACGAGGAAGGCGGCGAGCGCCTCCGCCCGGCCGACCAGACCGAGGGCGACCAGCCCAGCCAGCAGCGGTGGCGCGAGATGGGATGGCGGGACGGGGGCGTTCCGCTCCATCACGGCCCGGCCTTTGAGGTGGTGCCTGACCGTGCGGGGCAGGCGTAGGGCGTGCCCTGGAGGCAGGTGCCGGCGGTCAGCAGGGTCCAGCTCACGGGGTGGCCGGCTGGCAGGGGGTCCCGGTTCGGGTCGGGGCGATCGGGGTCTGGGTGGGGCATGGGCGGCTCCTGTTAGTTTGGATTGCGCACTTCCCGATTATTGTCATTATTTTTAACTTTCCTGTCAAGCCATCCCCAGCCGGTTGCGGCGCTGGTTGGAATTTTTAACATTCGCCTTCATAGCAGGCGGGGGGAGACAGGCGATGGATCTGGAAGCTCTGGGGCGACGGATACGGGCGGAGAGGGAGCGGCTCGGGATGACTCAGGCGGCGCTGGCGGCGCGGATCGGCGTGTCGCGCAGCGCGGTGGCGCAATGGGAGACCGGGCGCTCTGGCCAGGTGGGCAGCAATCTGGCGCGCGTGGCGGAGGCGCTTCAGGTGGGGATCGGACGGCTGTTGCTGGGCTCGGTCAGCGAGGCCGGTGCGCAGGACCTGACCGCGGGACTGGCGGGGAATGAGCGGGCCCTGGTGGAGCTGTACCGAAGCTCCCGCCCGGACGACCAGGCGCTGCTGCTTCAGATGGCGCATCGGCTCGCGTCACGAACCACTGATGGTCGATAG